TACCTTTACGCTCGGCTCTTTCTTTGAGGCGTAAGCCTCACAGATAGGGTGAGCTAAAGACAAATTGGACTTAGTCAACGGATCCCCCATAGGGACTCCGTTGACCTGGACCGAATGAAATTTTCCATTAATGTATATGTCCTTGGGACCAGGCCATATACATTTAATGGGATCGAGTATGGAGGCAGGTAGTCTCATCTTTTCGAGGAGTCTACCCATCACCATGTGTGCTGATCTAAAGGATGGTATGTCTGTGGCTGAACGCCAGTCCAGACTTACAATCCTTTTATGTTTTTCGAATAGGACGTGACCATCAATCGGATCGAGGTGATCGATCCGGCTGATGAAGTTCCATCCTAGTCTACCAGAAGACAATCCATTCTTCAAAGAGCGTATGCTCTTTGCAGCTTGGATTGTCATATGCGAGAAGGGTTGAAGGAGTGCGTCTTTGTAAAAAGACCCACTCTGAACAACCCTAACCTTTGCGTTCTCCCTAATGGCGGCGACATTTGTTTTATAAATGTCGTCACTACTAGAGTTTACCTTTTCGATCGCTTTCCTGAAGGCCCAGTTTCCCAACTGGCCTCCGGGATTGCGAACACTGAATGGTGGGATGAAGGGAAGATCGGGTACTTTACGCAAGTACCCGAACTTCCCCTCTTCTTTTTTGGAATTCTCAGTACAGGCGCTCGTTGACAACGAGATCCTGAACTGGGGATTCCCAGCTGCTTGTGTTACAACCTGGTCAAGGATAAAATCGATGGACTCGATTAGATCCTTATCAGGCTTGAACTCTTTTTCGACGGTGACCTCAGCAATAAACTTGTCTATTGCTTCGGCCGCCATCTTGTTATTTCCTAGTCCTGATGCTCTGGACTGCGTGAACACGCAGGCCCGGAACATATTGGACTTACTATTGTGTCCTACGCGTGAGTTGAACTGGTCAATGACCAGTTGAGCCCACGCGAGTCTCCTTTGTTCGTGTTCGCTTAATGATGCTTTCACGCCTGTGAAAGCACATTTCCGAACCCTTTTTCGCATTTTCTTCAACGAGGTTACAAGACCACCATAATCTTGTAACCCGTTGGAGATAATACTATTCATGATACGGTCAGACACCAAGTAAGCACTTTGGTCTCTAGCCGTAACAAATATTTCGGGATAGGATATTAACAGAGTTGTTAATACACCATCCGCTGTGTGTAGAATCTCCTTAAGTTGTAGTGCCCCTTTACGGGACTCTAACAACCTATGGAGAAGGTTTTTGTTATGCCTCTTAAGTCGCTTGTACCAATAGGTACGAGTGGCCAAGATGGCAATTTGTTGTTTGGGTTTACAGAATGAGAAGGTGTTACCTCCCCATCTGTGCTCCCATAAATTTGTGTAGACGTAGTCCCAGGCCTCATCGAGGCCTGAGTCTTCGTCTCCTTTCAACCCCTTGGATAGGCAAGAGACCAGGTTGCGAAACCTGGACTCCCACCTACCCGCAGGAACTGATGCCGCTTCCTCACGTAGATTTACGCTGAGAGGGATGCATCCATGATAAAAAACCATGAAAATCTTCGGATTGAAT